ATGGTCTCTGAATCCTTATGTTAAATGTGCTGAACTCTTGTGATCTTGGCGAGCATTATATCATCAAAGCATAAAAATGTCAAGGGGTTGCTAATAATTAGTGAATCTGGTATAATAACACATAAGGAGGCAAATAGGCACAGAAAAGTAATGCCATTCAAGAAGAAGTTTCCGAACTCAGGTAACACAAAACACATCAGAGTTCCAGAATGTTATGCACAACTTTTCATAGAGTTAGCATTAGTTATGGACACAAAGTTCGAGAAAGATGTAAAGAAAGGAGAGAGAATCCTCACCCGATTTATACACAATCTCTCATAAGATTGTAGTGCGTTCTTATAAACAACTCTGAGCGTATTTGAGACCTTATATGTAAATATTTCATAGTGTAACGTTATTGCCAATAATCCCCCATAAGTCGCCATAATCGAGTATATTAAAAGGGTGGGAGAGATACCCACAAAAAATGTTACTTAACAACCTTATTTTCACTATGAGAAAACTTGAAAGACTTATGAATCGTGCTCTAGTTACTAAGAACAACTGGGCAGGAAGTAATACCACTGTTTTATACAATGAGTTTACTAATTGCAGTCAAGTTTTATTACATGGTCACAATATTGCAACCTTAGATCATAACACTAAGGCACTCAAATTGTCATCCTGTGGATATGAAACAGTAACCACAAAATCCCGACTAAATGCAATTTTAGAAGAGATAGATTACGGTTGCAAAGTGTTTCAAAGGCAGTGGAATTGGTACTTCAGAAGTAATAACAATCAGACAGTAGATTTCATCGACGGAATGATACTTAGTGGGGGCAATATCCTCTAAACAAAGTAACACTTTCAGTCCTTTAATCTTCTCCCAATTCTTATTACTTATGAACACCTATTCACCTGAACTTTATAACATAATCCTCAAAGAATATGAGGAATCTGGTTATAAACTATTCTACGACATGTTTGGGGTCTTAGATGATAACGAACCCTATAAAGTTGTAAGAGGTGACTAACACTTAAGACAGTTAAATTACAAGAGGGTTATTAACACCCTCTTTTTTAATATGTGTTTACATTCTTAACACTTATGGGCAGTTATTTGCCGTTTTATGTTGTTACCGTTGATGCCCGTTGCGTTTATAAAAAACGAAAGTCCCTAACCTACAACGAACCCAGAAAGCGAGTGTTATAAAAAATCCGAGGATATATAAAAACCCCCAAGACCCCAATTGCGATATAAAAAAATCCCCAGTATAAAAAATTGTTAAAAACCCCTTTGCAATATATACTTTTGAGTGATATAATAAAGCTTATGAGATTAGAACTGGATGAGTACGAAAAGGATACTCTATTGGAAACAATTAATTACAGAATAGAAGAAGATGAGCACCTATTAGTCAATGGTTCATTAAAGTCCGACCTCAAAGATCTATTAGAGAAGATTCAAGAAGATGAATACGTATAATATCTCTGTGAACGACGTGCTAGTGTTAAAGAACGTCCCAGAGAGTAATTTAGAAATAAGAAAAGAACAAGTTGCTGACATAATCTTCATGAAAAGCAGACAACCGAACCTTAAAGAGATAGAAGAGAGCATCAGTGTCTCTCTAAATACGTAGACCATTGCAATTATTGAATTGAAGTGGTATAATAACAGTATAATGACATGAGGTTATGGCTAAAGGATTTACAGTAAAGACTGCTGCACCAAAAAAGGCAAAGAAACCAGAGTTTGATCTCGGTGCTGCAAAGGAAATGATCAGAGGTAAAACAATTGTATTTTGCTTACCAGGAAGAGGAGTTTCTTATATCTTCTTAAAAGCATTTGTACAGTTATGCTTTGATCTTGTTCAGAGTGGGGCAGCGATACAGATAAGTCAAGACTATTCTTCAATGGTAAACTTTGCAAGATGTAAGTGTCTTGGTGCAAACGTCTTACGTGGTCCTGATCAAGTACCGTGGGATGGAAAACTTAAGTATGATTATCAATTATGGATCGATTCTGATATCGTCTTTGATACAGAGAAGTTTTATAAACTTGTAGCAATGGATAAAGACATTGCAGCAGGGTGGTACTGTACAGAGGATGGTAAGACTACATCAGTAGCACATTGGTTAGAGGAAGACGATTTCAGAACCAATGGTGGTGTGATGAATCATGAAACCATAGAGACGATGAGCAAGCGTCGCCAACCTTTCACAGTTGACTACACTGGTTTTGGATGGTTATTGATTAAGAAGGGCGTATTTGAGCACGAAGGTCTTAAGTATCCTTGGTTTGCTCCGAAGATGCAAGTATTTGAATCTGGTGAAGTACAAGACATGTGTGGCGAGGATGTCTCATTCTGTCTAGATGCCATCGAAGCAGGTTTTGATATCTGGTGTGACCCTACGATACGAGTAGGACATGAAAAGACTCGGATTATCTAAGAGTTCTTATGAAAAAAATCGCCGTAAAATCGGCCGCCGTAAACATTCAAAGGAGATTCTAAATTATGGGAATGAGATCGTTAACAAACAACGAACAATACGAAGCAACCCCTAAAAAAACACGACAAGGAAACGGAAAACATACAAAGTATGCTCCAACCAGTCGAAATAAAGCAAAAAAACGCTATCGAGGTCAAGGAAGAACCTAGAAAAGCATAAAACCCCCAATTTTAGGGGGTTTTTTAATGAAATAAATAGTTTCTAACTATAATGGAGTAACTACTGGTTATGGAAGAGATTAGAACAAGTAATACTGATCAAAAAAGGAGAATTCTCCAAGAAGTTGCTCATGATGACTCACCAATATATGAGGGAGAATGTGAAAAAGAAGAAAAACCATTATAGATATACTATAAGTGTATCATAGTTGAATGGCTGTTACAATTTCTCGTGCATTTAAGGATATTAGTCTGTCTTTTAAAAAGCATCCAGTGACTAATGATGTAATTGCACTTAAAAACGAAGATGCTATCAAAAAATCTGTCATTAATTTGTGCAGAACTCGTTTGAATGAGAGATTTTTTAATGAGTTATTAGGTACATCAATTGAAGATTCATTATTTGAACTGGCTGATGGTGAAATTGGATCTTCAATTGAAGAAGAGATTAAAACATTACTGAATAACTTTGAACCAAGAATAGCATTGACAAATGTTTTTGTTGATGATCAATTGGATAATAATGCTTTATACGTTACTATTAAATATGATATTGTAGGTTTACCTATTCCACCACAAAATATAGAGTTTCTATTACAACCTAGCAGAGTATAATGTCACTTAATCAGTTTACCAATTTAGATTTTACCACTTTACGTGCTCAAATCAAGGATTATTTGAGATCTAACTCGAATTTTACTGATTTTGACTTCGAAGGGTCTAATTTTTCCATATTAATCGATACTTTAGCATATAATTCTTACATTACTGCTTATAATACCAACATGGCAGTCAATGAATCGTTCATTGATAGTGCTACTTTAAGGGAAAATGTAGTTTCATTGGCAAGAAATATAGGTTATGTACCAAGATCGAAGAAATCATCAATTGCAAACGTCAATTTCAACGTAGATGTTGCTTCTATAGGAGCAAATACTATAAAACTTCATAAAGGAGTTGTTGCAGTAGGTAATGTACAGAACGGATCATACATTTTTTCAATTCCAGAAGACGTTACTGTGAATGCTGACACTTCAAATATCGCAACTTTTGATAATTTGAGGATTTATGAAGGAAATTTACTTACAAAAACCTTCACAGTTGATGCATCCCAACCAAATCAGAAATATATTCTTCCAAATTCCAATATTGACACCTCGACAATTAGAGTAACAGTAAGAAATACAAATGGTATTGAAGAAGAGTACACAAAATACGATAATATCTTCCAAGCAGACTCAACTTCTAGGTTATTCTTGGTTCAAGAGATAGAAGATGAGAAATATCAGATACTTTTTGGAGATAATACTCTTGGTAAGAAAGCAGGAGCAACAAAAGACTCTCTAAGTGGTGATGGAAGTGAAATAACTATCACATATATTGTGACAAATGGAGAATCTGGTGATGGTGCATCAAACTTCACATTTTCAGGTAGATTAACTTATATTTTGGGTAGTGCTGATACTCCTATTACAGAAGGTATATCCCCTGTAACGACTGTACAAGGGTCTCAAAATGGTGCAGAGATTGAATCTATAGATTCCATCAAATATCTTGCTCCAAGGGTCTATGCGTCTCAGCAGAGAGCAGTGACATCAAATGATTACATTAGTTTGATACCAACATTATTTGCAAATGTTGATTCTGTAACTGCATATGGTGGTGAAGAACTAAGTCCACCAGAATACGGTAAAGTTTATATTACAATTAAACCAAAAAATGGTGAATTTCTATCTGATGTAACAAAAGCAGAAATCAAATCAGGACTTAAACAATATACTGTTGCTGGAATCAAGCAAGAATTTGTAGATTTGAAGTATTTGTATATTGAATATGACTCAACAGTATCATATAATCCAGGACATATTGATAATGCTGAAGGATTATCATCAAATATAAAGAAAGCAATACAAATGTACTCGAAATCAAGTGATATTAACTCATTTGGTGGAAGATTAAAGTACAGTAAATTGTTGAATATTATTGATAAAGTTAGTAACTCTGTAACATCTAATATTACTGTTCTCAAAATGAGACGTAATTTAGTTCCTGTTTATAATGCATTTGCTAACTATGAGTTATGTTATGGTAATAAATTCCATGCTGATACTGAAGGATTCAATATAAGATCATCTTCATTTAAAATTGATGGTGTAATAGGTGATGTTTATCTTACAGATATACCAAATGATGATACTGGGACATTTGGGACAATAAGATTTTTTACTATAGTTGATAGTAAACCCAATTATATTAATTTAAATGCTGGTACAGTAGATTATGTGAAGGGTGAAATTATATTATATCCTGTATCCATCTCCTCTAGTGGGTTGTTAAATAGAATTGAAATTGAGGTAATACCAGAATCTAATGATATTGTCGCAAAACAAAACCTTTATATTGTGCTAGATACTACAGCAAATAGCAAGTTGACATTATTAGAAGATGTCCTCACTTCTGGTTCTAATAGGTCTGGAGTGGGTTATGTACCACCATCAAGTTTCGTAAGCACTAAACAGTATACAAGATAGAACATGCCAGATAATAAAGTAAAAATTTCAAATATTCTGAATAGTTTGATACCTGATTTTATTGGTCAGGAAAATCCTTTATTTAAAGAATTTCTAGAACAGTATTATATTTCAGAAGAACGTGATTACGGAGCAACAAATCTTGCTGATAATTTAGCAGAATATAAGAAAATATCATACT